TGCGTTGCCTGGAACGTCAGCCTCTGGAATGAATGCCGCGCATCCAATAGCTGGATGTACTGCATGCACGTCCTGAGTAAGTGAGTTCGTCATACACACTGTCTTCTAACCACGGTAGGATGCGTGCCGGGAGTGGCCGTGATGCCGGTTCGAATCCGGTCAGTGTGTATGGCGGGCAACTCTTGCCCACGACCAATGATGGTCATAACCCTGATGGAGATACACCATGTCCGAAGTACAAACCGCCGCTGCTACCACCGCCACCGTTAAGCTGACCGCTGTTGAGAAGCTGAACAACAAGCTGGCTGTCCTGTTCGAACGCATCACCAAGGACACTGAGCAATACAACGCGCTGCTGGCTGAAGTCAAGGTGCTGGAACAACTGGCGAACATCAAGGAAGGCTTCACCATCGTCTTCGGCTTCGGCAAAGGCGAGACCGCTGGCACTCAAGAAGCCCTGGTCCTGGGTGTTGCTGATGGCGTGGCTAAAGTCACCTTTGGCACCGGCTTCGACACCAACGTGCAGACCATCAAGCTGGCCCAGGTTGTCAGCGTAGTCAGCACCGGTGAGCCTGTTGCAGTTGATCCGGTTGTTGATCACGAAGCCGCCAGCGACGACAACGCACCTACCCCTGGCGAGCTGGACACCACCCACGTAGGCTAAGCGACCGGCAAGCGCCACTAACCACTGGCTCACGAGGTGCATCATGCGACGGTAAACCGTCAGCCTAGACCGGATCGGGCATAACCGGGAACCAACGAGATGTTTGATCATGCCATCCCTACCGCTTGGTAGCTGATGGCATGCGTGAACTGCCTCAACCAACTGCTACAGGGGACACACCATGCAATGGCTTTACTTGATCATCGCCCTCATTGTGGGCTTCGGGCTCGGTCACTTCGTCTGCTGGTTGGGACGGGAGGATACCGCCACGGACGCTGCACTCGCAGCTGATAAACCCGTTGATGGTGAGCGGGCGAAACCAAAGGTGTGGGTTGATAAGAAGCAACACGAGGAATTGGTTGCGTTGTGGAAGGCGCTGCGCCTCGACTCTTTCTTCAGCCCGCTTGAAACGCTGCACTGTGTACAGGCGGATCGCAGTCAACACACCCAGGATGCGGAACGGCTGCTGCGCCAACGGGACTACTACCAGGGTAAGCGTCCGCCGCACCTCGCCTACAAGGAACGCAGGTCCGACGAACTGCAACGGTTGCGTGACCAGATCGACAAGTGGCCCGAGGGCGCAATGTCACCAACCACCACCGAGCGCAACGCGTATCGCCGCATGCTGCGCTGTTATGTAGGCGAGCCCGAGAAGGGCGGTATGAACCCGCTTGGTGAAACCACCCAACGTCACATGTTCATTCAGGAGCAAGCCAGCCAATGTGGTTACTCAACAATCCTGTACTCGCTGTCGCCGTCGAGCAGCATCTTCACCCCGAACTACGTCAACGGCTTCCAGCAATTCGCGCAGCAGCCAGCACCCTCGTGCGCCGCGACTTCAACATCAAAAGGCTGCCTCGTACTGAGCGATCCGCTATTGATTGGGTTGAGGGCCACCGCATCCCCGGTACAGCCGCGTACACGTTGCCCTTCCTGTCACCGCTCTATGTCGACCGCTTACAAGCAGAAGTGCATTCCGTGTCGGCGGGATTTGCGCCCAATCCCCTAGAGGATAAGGCGTACCAGATTCCCGAGTGGACTACCCAGGACAACTGCCCGCAGTTGTTCCGGGCATTGCGTGAGCTGCACGACGCAGCCCTGGCGCCGGTCTGGTTGTTGATCCAGGGCCGCACGGCGGATGTGTACAACACGATCCAGTTCGCCCAGTACAACCCCAAGGGGACGGCCCATGGCAACTGGCATCACGACGAGGACAGTGACCAGACCACGGTCGTGTCCCTCAATCCCGAGCAGTTTAGCGGAGGTGGTACGCAACTGCGCACGAGCGCAACCACCTACGCTGATGTGCCACCACTGGACAAGGGCCACGCCCTGCTTTTCAGTGGGAAGACCGTGTTACACCGTGGCCTGAACGTTGATGCAGGCACACGAAACATTCTCGTTTACTGGTGCGAATACCGCCCGGACTAGGAGCTACACATGACCGAAGTTAAATCGTTGAACGTCACCGCCGACAGCTACCGTCACCGTGGTTGGGTGTGGCAGGATCGCGGCGCCTACGAACTCTTCAAGCCACACATGAAACTACCGCTGTGGATTGATCGTATCCTGGCCAACCGCGACGGCACTGCCGTGTACGCTGTCGGTAAGACGGACGGCCTCAACAACACCATCTACCTGGGCGACCTGCGTACCGGCGCCACGTTGAATATCCCGCAGGCGTTCTCCCTACGGGATGCCCGCTACCACTGCCGTATCCACCCGAACAACGGCTTCCGCGTACTCGCAGAACGAATCCGTGCCAAGAAGCCGGATGCGGGCAAAGTACCTCGCCCGAAATGGCGCCAGCCCATGACCAAGCCGTGGGAACCCGGCACGCTGGGCGGCAACTGGGTTGTCGACAGCAAGTTCGTGAAAGAAATCAGCCTCAACACGCCGCCTCCACCTGTCTGGGCGGATCGCCTGTGGGTCAGTACCTCCGCTGCCACGGACACCTTCGTGTGGGTTAACAGTGCGGAGAAGGGCCACGGGCACGGTGGTGAGCTGCATGCAGCGAAGCATGCGGTCGGTATCAAGGGCCACCAGATTGTCGGTTCGTTTGAGCCGGACACCGTGGTGTGTAACTCCGGTTGCCACTGGCAGTTGGCCGGTGTGCGCAAGAAGACCGTGTGGGTCCCTGAGCCCGAGGTTGTCAAGCCTGAGCCAGATGTGCATGTGACTGCTACTGAAATCCGGGCGCAACAAGCCGCGCAGGACCAGTGCGGCACCATCCGACGTGTGCCGGGCCTGAACTCCCTGATGGCTGCGCCTTACGGTAACCGCGACATCTACAAAGAACTTGCCGAGAGCCTGGGCACCTCCCGTGGGGCTGCCGCTATCCGGGCTCAGCTTCAGCCATTCGTACTGACCCAACCGAAGTCTTTCGTCTTTGACTTCGACGCCATGGAACGCCTGATGGTGGCGTACTGCGTCCGTGATGTGCTGGGCACGCCGAAGCCACCTATCGGCGTGAAGCCGCGCAACCTGCACGACGAAGAACGCGCCAACGCTCTTGACGAGGCGATGGTCCGCTACCTCAACGAAGACCTGCCATTCCCTATCGAATGGGCTGTCGAATGGAACGAGCTACGTGCCCGTCTCAACAAGGAGCAGAAGTGATGGACTTGATCCGACGTATGCAACATGTGCTGGAAGCCCTGCTTCTGGTCAGCATCAACGTGCATGTGGGCGGCGGTGCCGTCCGCGACATGGTGCTGGCCCTGGGCAAACCCAAGGACCTCGACGTGGTGATGCTCGCCCCTGACGACAACCAAATCCGCCGGGCTGTCGAAGTCCTGGGCTGCATCGGTTACAAGCCGGTAGAGTCCTTCGGCCTGGATGGCGGTTGGTCCGGCCACCAGGGCCAGGAGTTCCACGCTGACGTTGAGTACGCCGCCGAGAACGGCGACGGCACCTTCGATAAGCGCTGGCGCGTCCTGATCAAGTTCAAGCATGCAGTGACTGGTGAAGAACTGGACCTGCTGTGCAGCCACACGGACGACGTTGATGAACTGGTCGGCAGCTACGACTACAACATCAACCAGTACGTCCTGTTCCCTGGTGACAGCATCGCCACCTTCCTGGGTGACGACGAAGGCACCTTGGTCAAACTGCGCGAGGATGGCGTCTGCCTGAATCGTCAGACCAAGATGTACCAGAAGGGCATCGCCGCTGGTTGGCAGGTCGCAGGCGCGATCCCCGAAACCGGCGCCGTACTCCCACTTTAATCCACGCAACAACCACGAGGGCACTCAAATGAGCGCACGTATCAGCAAGACCCAAGCGTCCCGTAACAAGCTGCAAGGCTTGATCCGCGAGGTGGAAATCCTCAAGGCGCAGAACCTCAAGGCACTCAAGGCTATCCAGACGGATGCTGAGTACCAGGCCCTGGAGGATCAGATCGCTCGTCAGAGTAAGCTGATCACCCAGCTGCGCGTCGAAATCGTCAAGGCCCAAGACGGCTTGGTCGACACCGACAAGATTGCATCCGCCCGTGTTCGTGCAGCCCAGGCTGAACTGGCGCAGGCGAACTACGATAAGCGCGGCCTGGAAGTCGAGGTGCGCAACCTCAACGAGAAGGTGCGCCGCCGCGACGGTAAGCTGCTCGACTACCGCATGCTGACCGTGATCTTCACCGTCGCATCGCTCGCCCACCTCGGCGTCAAGTACATCCCAGGGCTGTTCTGATATGGCGTACCTACCGAACAATGAATGGTTGCCCCAGGCACAGAAGTTGGCGGTAGGTCAGTCCATGCGGGTGCGGCACAACAACGAAGCGACAGCGGCAATGAGCATCGCTAACAAGGGCGACCGATGGGTTGCCTATTGTCAGCGGTGCCACGCCGGGGGCTCGGTCACGAAGTCCCACGTCGTGTTGTCACAGGTTGCCGATCAAGAGAGATTCATGCCATGGCCTGCGGACGCAAAAGAATTATCCTCGTGGGACACGTGGGTACAGGAGCCCTTATACAGCTTCTGCTTGACGAAGGGCATCGACTTATCCGTCATGATGCCGGACGTGCCTGTCTGGTACAGCCAGAAGCAACGGCGACTCTTGTTTGGGACCAAACGTGGTTGGCTTGGAAGGGCGACTGCTGGGCAGCAACCGAAGTGGACTGGGTATGGGTATCCGGCGCCAGCATACGGCGCGCAAGCAACGGAGCCCGTGCGATCTACGGTCATCGTAACAGAGGACCTCCTATCGGCCATGAAGGTGCGATGGGCTATCAAGGGGACATACAATGCCACAGCGCAAGCGTTGCTCGGCACAGCACTGCGGGACACACACGCTGCCGACCTACTGGCAGCCGACGTGGACACGCTGGTTTTATTCTTGGACGGGGACAATGCTGGCAGGGACGGGACTCGTCTTGTACGGCGTCGTGCTGCTGGGCTTGGCCTCAAGGTCATAACCGCAATCTGCCCCGAGGGGTTTGATCCGAAGGACCTGCCGAAACAAACCATCATCGACATCTTAGGAGGTGTTCTTGGAGATTCCAATTCTGCAAGCGTTACGGAGTCGGGATAAGTACCGGACCCTCGCAGGTGCAGTGCCGATGAGCATGATCGGCCAAGAGGCAGCGTTGCTGATTGGCTGGTTCAAGATTTACTTTGATCACTTCAAGGCACACAAGTTCATCGACCTCGACAACCTCGATACGGTCATCAAGCTCAAGAGTGGTTACACGAATGAGCAGATGTCCCTCGTGTGCGGTCTGGTCAATCGCTTGCGCAAGCCAGCCGATGAGGAATCTATCAGCGGGGTACTTGGTATCCTGATGGAGATGGACTTGGCCGGTAAGTCTGCTGCGGTCATTGCACGCCACGAGCGAGGCGAGGATATCAACCTTGCCTTTGAGCTGGGTCGTCTGACAGCCGATGCGAAGGCGCGGATGAAGCAGTCGTCTGCCCTGGACTACATTGACGAGGACGTGGTAAGCATCCTCGACTCGGAGGCAGGCGACTATGGTATCAAACTCCCCACCCTACTACTGTCTCAGAACATCAAGGGCGTGTTGGGCGGCGCGTCTATCGCTGTGGCGGCACGGCCCGACAAGGGTAAGACGAGCCTCATTGCAAAGATTGTTACTCACGCTGCCTCCCAGCTTGATGACTACTTTGAGTCTGATCGGCCAATCTTGTGGCTTAACAACGAGGGCGCTGGCAAACGTATTATTCCTCGCGTGTACCAAGCAGCACTCGACTGCAACGTCAATCAGTTACGCGAGAAGGCTAGTGCCAACACGCTTATCGACGAGTATGTCCGAGCAGTGGGACGGCGTGACCGCATCCGCATCAAGGACATGCACGGTGCCAACCTCGCTGAGATTGAGCAGGTTATCGAGGCAGTTAAACCCGCCATCGTTGTTGGGGACATGGTCGCAAACTTTAAGCTCCCCGGTGGTGAGGGTCACGGCAACAAGACGGACGGTGTTGAGGAACGTTGGCAGATTCACCGGGAAATGGCGGTCAACCATGACCACATCTTCTTCGGGACTATCCAAGTATCCGCGACTGATGGAGACAACGTACTCTATCCACCTTACGGCGCACTCAAGGATTCCAAGACTGGTGTCCAGGGTGCTGTGGACATCATCCTGATGATGGGTGCGCTCAACGATGCGCGCTGCCAATACCAACGTGGCTTGTCCACACCCAAGAACAAGTTCGCTTTGCCGGGCAAGCAGTCGCATGTCCAAGGTGAGGTGTACTTCGACGCAGAGAACTGTCAGTTCCGTGACGGTCAACAGGAGCCACAATGAGCCTCTACGATAAAGGTTACCGCGCAGGTCGAAAGGGCCTGCCATGCGACGCAGAGAATCCGCGTGTCAACCAGTGGTTCGCCGCAGGTTGGTACGACGGCAACACCGACCGCACCGTGCTGGGGATTAACCACGATGAGTAAGACTAAGACGTTCCATCCGAAGTGCCACCGCGCCGTGAACTTCAATGAGAAGGCCATCGCTGCGGTGATCGCCAAGCACGGCTACATCCTCGCCGGTATCAAGGTGGACGGCTTCCGCTGCCACATCTTCTGGCTGGATGGCGACCTGCACATCACCACCCGCGAGGGCAACGAGATTCTCGCGCTCGTGAACTACAAGCAATACTTCAAAGACAAGTGGGTCAACGAGTGGAAGCTCGGCCCAACCACGGCACTGGATGCTGAGGTCTGGATTCCAGGCGTTGACTTCCAGACCATGAGTGGGCACCTGCGCCGCCACGAGCCGCTGGCACCTGACCTCGCGCCGCAGTTCATCGTGATCGACCTGATGAACGTGCAGCAGCTGCAAGACCTGAAGTCCCCGGCATGTGCTGACCTGGGCAACAACGCCTTCACCATCCGCAATGCGGCTGTCGTGCAGCGCTGGCCGTATGTGTTCGGCACCCACGTCGGCATGCGCCGCCCGGTTGTGACCGAGGCGTTGGCCCGCGTCGAGAGCCTGGAGGCGCTGTACTCCCTCTATAAATTGGTCCGCGAGCAGGGCTTCGAAGGTCTGGTATTCAAGGACCCAAGTTGCCCGCTGCGCAACGGCAAGGTATCTGGGCAATGGAAGATGAAGCCCGGTTGCGGTGGCCCTGGTTGGGAAGGTGACGGTGAAGTCGTCGGCTATGTGTGGGGCGATGAGGGCAAGACGAATGCCGGTAAGGTTGTGGGCTTCCGCCTGCGCCTAGAAGACGGCACCGAGGTGAACGCCACCGGCTTGACCCAGGCGAAGATGGCTGAGTACACCGGCAAGGTGAACGAGGCATTGGCAATGAAGTGGCCGCTGCCTTACATCGGGCGCCAAGCACAGGCCGAGGCGATGGAGAAGACGAA